GCGACGTTCTGCCCGGACGAACTGATGGAAATGGACCTTGGCATGAGTGACGACGAGCAGTTAAGCGCTTGGCTTGGTGGCCTTCCGTTTCTCTCGGTTAGTCCATCGGAATTTAACGGCTCCGAAGCGGAAGTTGATGTCAAAACCACTACCGGTGAGTCGTTATGATAAGGGTTGCACAAAGGGACCCAAAACCCCTGATAACCGAACATGGTGCGGCCCAGATGTTAACATATTGTGGCAAATACGAAACGTCTAACGCGATCGATACGCAGGGCCGCACCAACTAAATAAAGAGGAGAACGAGTAATGACAGTAACCAAGATTAACGCGGCCATCAAAGAGGCCCAGGAATTTATCAAGCGGGCGAAGGTTGCCGTCGCAGAACATGAAGCGTCGGGCCATCATTACGGTATGTGGGGATCGAAAGCCACGGGCGCACTCAGACGGAAAAGCATGGATTTAACCCGCGCCCTGGCCGAAATGAGGAAAGCTAACTAATGTACCGCCAGCCCATAGAACTGCCGGAGGCCGAGGCTCAGAAAGGGGGGAGACATGCCAAAGAAAATACGGTTATATGACGAGTTTATTCGGCGGCTCATTGAAGTAAATGACGAAACAAAAACGCCGGAAGAACATCAAAGATTAACCGTTGAACTGCGAGCGTGGGAGCAGGGAGTAGAGGACGCGACAGGATTTAGGTTTAATGGAGACTACTACTACATTGGACTTGGGATTAATCGCCCCATGTGCACAGGATTGTTTCTTGATTGGGAACATAGGGAGAAAAAGTGAACCAATTAACGCTTGAAATACTCGGAAAGCCGATAAGCAAGAAGCGCCCAAAGTTCGCCCGAATGGGCAATTTCGTCAAGACTTACAACTGCCAGGAGTCGGAGGAAGGGTTGTTTGTGGCGAAGGCAATGGATCAGATCAGGGCTTGTGATCATTCCTTGCCGATCCCCTGCAAGATCCCGGTGACAATAACCTGTTATTTCATCATGCCGATCCCAAAGGGATTCAGCAAGAAATTGATCGCCCTGATCGAAAACGAGTCGCAGCAGATGCCTCAGCATACATCGAAGCCCGACCTTGATAACTGCGTCAAGTTCTTAAAGGATTGCTTTAACAAAGTGATCTGGAATGATGATTCTCAGATTGTTTCTCTTGATGCGGTCAAAATGTACGGCACGACGCCAAAGACGATCCTGACGGTGAGGTGGTAAGTAATTGTTGACAACTGCCGCACATAGTATCAATCCTATCCTTTATCAAGGGATGAAGGAACGTAAAATATAATGCTTGCGATTTACGGTAAATTTTGGGATTATTTCTGTGCGAAGACATGGCAAGGAAGGATTTGAAATGATTAATCTTATTAAAACCCCATCGGTGATAGGCCTTTCTTGCCCATCTTCGCAGCCGATGGGGTTTTGCTTTTTGTGAGGATTGAGACTATGGCACGTATCAGAACAATCAAACCAGAATTCTTTCGACATGAGCTGCTTCAAGACCTGGAAGAGAAACACGGCAAGTTAAAGCCGATGCTCGTCTTTGAGGGTTTATGGACAGTATGCGACAAAAACGGCGTCTTTGAATGGCGTCCAAGGCAACTCAAACTCGATATTCTCCCCTTCCTATCCTTCAACATGGAAGATTCTCTTAATCTCCTGACGAATAATGGGTTTATCCACAGGTACGAGGTTGATGGAAAAACTTACGGAATCATCATGACTTTTGCCGATCATCAACGAATTACAGGCACCGAGGCAAAAGCAGAAGGAAAACACCCACTTCCAGACATGGAAACATTAAGGAAACAACAAGGAAACACCGAGGAAGCAGACGGGCAACAACTTGGCAGACTGGAAAGGGAAAAGGAAAGGGAAAAGGAAAGGGAAAAGGAAAGGAGTATATACGCGAATGATTTTCTGATTTTCTGGGAAGCATATCCGCGAAAGGTCGGGAAAGACGATGCATGGAAAGCCTGGAAAAAACGGAACGGATCAAAACCCGCTCTTGATATCATCGTCAAGGCTATTGAGACACAAAAGAAGTCGGACCAATGGATCAGGGATGGAGGCCAGTACATACCAAACCCTGCAACCTGGATAAACCAGGGTAGATGGGCGGATGAGCCAATTGAACAACACCCGCTCAAGGGTAAAGTTTCAGACGCAACCCTTAACACCGTAACGGCATTGCAGGATTGGAGGCCCCCGAATTGAAAGACGAGATCAAATTCAAAGAGTATTTGTCTGTTCTTTCCGAGATACACGACAGGCAAATCACGCCCATGCTGGCAAGTGTCTACTGGAAAGTACTTGAGCCCTTCACGGACGAGCAATGCAAGGCGGCTTTTGAGCAGGTGATTCAATCGGCAAGATTCTTCCCGAAGCCGGTGGATCTTCTGGAAATACTTCACGGCAAATCTGCAGATGCGGCAACTGTCGCTTGGGTTAAGGTTGTTGGCGCGGTCAGACGTGTTGGGAATTATGACAGTGTGATGTTTGACGATCCTGTTATCCATGAGGTGATTGACTTTATGGGTGGATGGCCAAAGACGGGAGAGTGGCTTGAGTCGGAACTGACATGGAAGCAGAAAGAATTTGAGCGGCTCTACTCGGTATTCAAGGTCGGTAGTCGTAAATCAATCCCTTACCTACCCGGCCTGCTTGAGATACAGAATGCAGCATGTGGGTACAAGTCGACGCACCAAGTCGTCAAGATTGGATTCGATGATGGTAAGGCCCAAATGATTGAGTGCCGCGAGGTGGTCTGATGCCGGAGAAGGGGAAGAGGCTATATGATTCAGCCCGATGGCGCAAGGCGTCGAGAATGTTCCTCGCCCATAACCCGCTGTGTGAATCATGCCTCAAGTCCGGACGGGATACGATGGCGACAGTGGTGCATCACAAACAACCGCACAAGGGCGACTATGACCTGTTCTGGGACGAGGATAATTGGGAATCCGTGTGCAAGGCGTGCCACGACGGGATCAAACAGATGCAGGAGCTTCACGGATATAGTCAGGCATGTGGAGTGGATGGAATGCCGATTGATGAGGGGCATCCATGGAATAGGTCATGAAAGAAATTATTAAAATATGCGACCATTTAGGTAGGGGGGATAAAATGTCCACGGCTTTCAAATTAATTAACCGGGCAGGCTCTGCTAATTTAGCGCCCGACATTTGGAAGTAGGGGGTCAAAATGGCCGGAAGAAAGCCATTACCGACAAAATTGAAAATCATCGCCGGGAATCCCGGCAAACAGAAGTTGCCGAAGGGTGAGCCGGAGCCGGATGTGTGTATCCCGGCCCCGCCGGACTGCCTTGACGTTTATGCTATCGAGGAATGGAACAGAATAACGCCCGTTCTTCTGTCTCTCGGGATCATTTCAGATCTTACCGTTCCCGCGGTGATTGCCTATTGTGATGCCTATTCCGACTGGCGGACGGCTACGGAAGAATTGAATAAGATCAAGAAAAAATCACCACTACAATCCCTGATACAGCAGACCAGTAACGGGAATCTCATTCCCAACCAGTTAAAACTCGTGGCGAAGGCAGCCCGGGCAGACATGATCCGGTATGCGACAGAATTTGGCGGGACAGAAGCAGCGAAGGCACGCCTTGCCGTGGATCCTGGCCGGGGGAAGAAAGGAAAATTTACGGGATTGATAAATGGCGGCAAGGCTTAAAATGACACCCCGCGTCCGGCGGATAATTCAATTCATTGAGAACTTGACCGTACCTTCCGGCAAGGGTGAGGGCAAGCCGTTCAAGTTGCGCCCTTTCCAGAAAAAATTCATCGCGGCGGTCTATGGTCCCGTTTCAAATGACCGCGAACGCCGCCGGCTGGTACGCCGGGCCATCCTGTCGATCGGGCGGAAAAACGGGAAGGGGCTCGCCCTCGATACCCCCATCCCGACCCCGGGCGGATGGAAAACGATGGGGGACATTCAGCCCGGGGATTATGTCTATGGAGCCGACGGCAATCCGACGCGGGTGTCATATGTATCCGAAATTCACACGGGGCTGAAATGCTGGCGGCTCACGTTTAGTGACGGATCTTCTGTTATCGCGGACGAGCAGCATCAATGGTTTACCAGGCATCGTTTCCGCCCGTGGGATGATTACAAGAAGAAAAGGAACGGGAATGGCGGACGGTGGACGGAGGGAATCGTTATTACTCCGCAAATAGCGGAAAGCGTGAAGGTGCATCGCCCAGATGGAGGAAACGAAAACAACCACAAAATAGGCTGTGCGCCCGCATTGAAAAGCGAAGACATAGAGCTGCCCGTCCCGCCATATCTCCTTGGCCTGTGGCTGGGGGATGGGTCGTCCAGGGGGGCGAGGATAACGTGCGGCGATGTTGACCTGGAGGAAACCTACAATGCAATCCGAGGGGAGGTCGCGCACGAAATATCCATTTCAAGGCAAGACGGGAAATCGGCAACCATCAACATATCGGACGGCATCAAGGACAGAACAAAAAAATGCCTACAAAAAACCCTCAAGGAGCTTGGCCTGCTTCAAAACAAGCACATTCCCCCGATATATTTCGGATCAGGCACAGATCAACGATGGGCGCTTTTGCAGGGGTTGATGGATACAGACGGAACGGTAACGAAGTGCGCAGGCAGAACAACCCCACGATGTTCGTTCACTGTAACAAAAGAAGCTCTTGCTTTCGGTGTATGGAGGCTTGCAAGATCGTTAGGCTTAAAAGCGACAATTAATAAGAGAAAAGCCACATTGAATGGCCGTGAAATTGGTGACAAGTGGGATGTAGCGTTTCCGGCAAGTGCAGCAACCAGAATATTCAGGCTTGAGCGAAAGCAATCACTTTTACCAGAATCGCTCGGGAAAAGAAGCGGGACCCTTGCGATAGTGTCATGTGAGCCAGTGGAATCCGTTCCTACAAAGTGCATCCAAGTAGAATCAAAAGATAGTTTATTCTTGTGCGGGTACGGATGTATCCCTACGCACAACACCGCCCTGATTGCAACCCTCACCCTAGTTCATCTTGTAGGTCCGGAAGCGACGACGAATGGCGAAATCTACTCGGCAGCCAATGAAAGAGAACAGGCGGCAATCGTCTTTAAGTATGCCGCTCAGATAGTCCGGGCGGAACCGGAACTGTTGACCATGATCAAGATCATCGACAGCACAAAAACGATGATCTGCTTTGCGAATGGATCAGTATACAGGGCCATATCTGCAGAGGCGGGGACAAAATTTGGTTTAAACCCTACAGTGGTGATTTATGATGAGCTGGCCCAGGCGAAGAACCGGGATTTATATGACGCCCTCGATACGTCCATGGCTGCCCGCCTTGAGCCTCTTTTTATCGTGATCAGCACACAGAGCAATGACCCACAACATATTCTTTCGCAGCTCATCGACGATGGCTTGTCCGGCAACGACCCGACGACAGTGTGCCACCTGTACGCCGTCCCGGACGATGCTGAAAATGTCTTTAACGACCCCAAAACATGGAGGCTCGCGAACCCTGCCCTCGGCGATTTCCGGTCCCTGCCTGAAATGAAAACGGCGGCGGCCAGGGCAAAGCGTATGCCATCTTTCGAGGCGGCGTTTCGAAATTTGTATCTCAATCAGCGAGTAGACGCCAAATCTCCGTTGATCCCCCGTCTCGAATGGGAGGGGTGCCGGGGTGATGCAGCGATTGAACCTGGAAGTGATATCTATCTTGCCCTGGATCTTTCCGGAAAAACGGACTTGACGGCCCTTGTCGGATCATCATCAGGGGAACACGACAAAATTAAGGCCTGGTTCTGGAAGCCGGATGCGACCCTGCGGGAGCACGAAACGCGCGATCGGGTGCCTTATTGGGCATGGAAGCAACAGGGATTCATCGAGACAACCCCCGGACGGGCGATCCAGTACGAATGGATTGCAGAAAGACTGGCGCAAATTGTCAGCGAATATAATGTCCTTGGAATGGCTTTTGACCGCTACCGAATTGATGACCTGATGAATGCCATGAATAAGATCGGCCTGGAGACTTACATTGATGGGAAAGACGATGCCCGTTCAGGCGCGCTGCGGCTCATTCCATGGGGCCAGGGATTCAAGGACATGACTCCGGCGGTCGAGGCACTAGAAGTGTCGGTCTTGCAACGAAAACTCATCCATGATGGCAACCCGGTCCTTACCTGGAACATTTCGAATGCTATTGCGATATCGGATCCTGCAGGATGCCGAAAGCTCGACAAATCAAAAGTCAGATTCCGGATTGACGGCGCCGTGTCTCTAGCCATGGCGATCGGATTGAAGAGCCGGGACATGATGAAGCAGCCAGAACCGAGTTGTTACGACGGCCTCAGTGCCGATCAAATCAAGGAGCGCATGACCCTATGAGTGAACTCCCCGATAAAGCATTTTTTCGCCCCGATGAGGTTGCCGAATACTACGGTGTTGCCGTGAGCACCGTTTATTCGTGGATCGCAGAGGGGAAACTCGAAGCAGTGAGGCTTGCGGGAAGAACGACAAGAATATCCCACGAGGCCATTATAAACCTACCGAAAGCGGCGAATGAATAGGAGGTATTATGCCTATTAAAATGGAAAGACACAGGAGGCGCAATGCAATACCGCAAATTAACAGAAATTAAAAAACTGCCCGGCAATCCGCGAATTATCCGGGATAAACAATTTAAGACGCTTTGCGATTCAATCAGGGATAACCCGAAGTATTTCGAGGCCCGTCCGATTATCCTGTCCAATCGCACAGGCGAACTTGTCATTATTGCCGGGAATCAGCGGTATGAGGCGGCGAAGTTCTTGAAGCTGAAAGAAGTGCCTACCTACCTGATTGAAGGACTGACAGAGGCCAAAGAACGGGAAAAAGGGCGGACGGCATAGAAAAAGGGAAGTGGGACAAAAAAAGTTAAAAAAACTGTGATTTAATGCATTTTTCTCTTGACATATATTATTATTATGATAATATGTAATCAACAACAACACAGGAGGTAGGGAAATGAACGATTGGAGAAAAGAAATTGATGTGCTAGCAGCCGAGCTGGAGGCTAATGGCGGAAAATTGCAATCGTGTTTCGGAAACAAGAAATCGGCTATTTACCATGAATTAGCAGCGCTGCGGGTTGCGGGGCTTGCGGAAGGCGCATCAACATTTGAGTGCAATTATTGCGGTGAGAAATTCCCCGCTTCCAGCGCAATTCCCGCAGTTCGCGGCGGGGTTCCGGTGATCGTTGATAACGATTGCTTGGTTGCCGGAAAATTGGAGAGGCTATAACCATGCAGACCTACACGTGCAAACGATGCGGATGGACTTGGACGCCGCGGACGGAGAAACCAAAATGCTGTCCCGGATGTAAATCATCCAAATGGCAGACGGTTAGTAAATTTAACACGGACAAATCAGACAGGAAGGTAAAAAAACAGCCTCCTGATTTAACAGCGGGAGAATTTAACAGGAGGGAATGCTGATGTGGCTACCCGAAGGATGGTGGATCATCACCGAAAAATCGACCGACG